TTCTAATCAAAGAATGTTACAAGAGCAAAGTGAAACTGAATTCCAAAGACAACAAAATGAAATACGAGTTCAATCTAATAAAGACTATTTAGATAAAATTGCTGCTCAAGAAGCTGCAGCAGCAGCACTTAAAAAACGTAATAGAGATTTTGCGGTTGAAATGGCTATATCTGGATTTAATACAATAGCAGGTTTAACGGATTTATTTGGCAAGAAATCTGAAAAGGCAGCACGTAATGCATTTAGAATAAATAAAGGTGCTCAAATAGCAAGTGCAATGATGTCTACATATCAAAGTGCAAATTCAGCTTATCAGTCACAATTTGTGCCTATTCCTGACCCATCATCACCTATTAGAGGTGCTGTTGCTGCAGGTGCTGCAGTATTTGCAGGATTAGCAAATGTAGCTAAAATTGCTTCTCAGAAATTCGAAGGGGGTGGTTCTTCGGGTGGAGGTGGTGGTGTTGGTGCTGCTTCTGCTGCTGCTCTTTCGGGTGCAATGGGACAATCATCCGCTCCAAACTTTAGTATTATAGGAAGTTCGGGAATTAATCAATTAGCACAATTACAACAAACGCCGACACAAGCATATGTAGTAAGTGGCGAAGTTACAACGGCACAAGCCTTAGATAGAAATAGGTTACAAAACGCAACATTATAACGTTTAAAAATTATGGATAAGAAAATAATCGAGTTAATTATTGACGAGAACGATTTACAAACAGGAATCCACGCAGTATCGGTAGTTCATTCACCTGCAATAGAAGAAAACTTTATAGCCCTTAATGCGTTCTAATCAAAACAATGCTACGTTAGAACACAAAGAAAAGTTAAACGGAATGAGTGTTGTTGAAAGTTGGGTAATTGATAACCCCGAAATGGACAAATCTAAAGAATACGGATTTAGCTTACCAAAAGGAACTTGGATGATTGCTATGAAAGTAAACAACGAGGATATTTGGAAGGACGTAAAAGCAGGTAAAGTTAAAGGCTTTTCAATAGAGGGTTACTTTGCAGACAAATACGAGATGAGCCAAGAGAAACAAGATATAATTAATCAACTTAAAGAATTATTAAAATGAACAAGTTAAACAGCATATTTAAGAAAGTAGCTGAGTTAGAAAAGAACGCTCAAGAAGTTAAAAAACGTATTCAAGATTTAAGAAAGCAATTGAATACATATAAAGCACCTGCGAAAAGTTTAACAGATAGTTTAAGTAACGATTTAGAAAAAATGGCAGTTCAATCAAAAGAATTAGGAATTGATTTTAATTCTATACCTGCATATAAAAACGGAAAACAAAGTTATGCTTTTATTCAAGGAGTTGAAAAGTTAATTAATGAATATAACAAACCAATTTAAATAAACTAAAATGGCAGAAAAAATACCAAGCCCAAAAGGAGGCAAAAGAGGATGTCTTTGTAAAGACGGAACTTACTCAAAAAAATGTTGTGACGGAAGTTTAGAAGCACAAGGAATAGGTAAAACAGCAGGAACGGGAACTGATGTTGTAAACCAAAGTGAAAACAACGGTGTTAGAACGATAGTACGTCAAAACGGATAAAAAGGTAACAGAATAATAATTTATAACGTTTAAGAAATATGAACACGAAAAAAACAGTTTACAACAAGTTGTTTACCGAAAAGGTAGAGTTAGCAAAACACGAAGTTGAATTAGCAGTTATTGATGATATTAAAGCATATAGTAACGGTTATGCTAAATACATATCTGAATTAGAAGGTTTAAAACAAAGAGGCGATAGATTAAAAACTGAATTGAATGACACAATTTCGGCTATTTATAAATGGGGCGGTCTTGGTTCAAGTATGGCTGATGATATGGTTGCATTGTTAAATAATTTTGAAAAACAAGCAAAAGATTTAGGAATAGACCCGAAAGCAAGTGCTGATTATGTAAATGGGAGAAAAAAGTTTGTTGACTACGCTAAAGCCGAAGATACAGCAAAAGCAATAGCTAATAGTTATATTAAAATAAGATAATAAATAAAAACAGAAAATGAATACAAATCAAATCTTAAACAAAGTTCGAGTTCTTTTAGGAATGGAAGTAAAACTTGAAACAATGAAATTAATGGACGGTGTAACAGTTTTAGAAGCTGACGCATTCGAGCCTGAAATGGAAGTTTTCGTAGTTACGGAAGATGACCAAAAGATACCTGTTCCAGTTGGTGAATACGAAATGGAAGACGGACGTATCTTAGTTATTGAGGTTGAGGGTATCGTTAAAGAAGTGAAAGAGAAAATGGAAGAAGAAGAAGCACCTGAAGTTGAAGAAGAAGGTGTTGAAATCGAAGTTGAAGCAGAAAAAGCTACAAACCCAACACCAAAGAAAACTATCGAAAGCGTAGTTAAAGAATCTTTCTTTTCAGAAATCGAAGCATTGAAAGCTGAAAACGAAACTTTGAAAGCTGAACTTTCTAAACTAAACAAAGTAGAAGAAAACACGGAAGTAGAATTAAGCGCAGAAACAGAAGAGCCTAAACCGATTTCTTTCAATCCTGAAAACACGAACCCAATAGAAGTAGTTAAAATTGCTTCTAAGCGTCCACGTAACATTATGGATTCTGTATTAAGTAAATTAAATAAGTAATATATAAATTTTTAAATAAATAAAAAATGCCAACAACAACTTCAATTACAACTACTTACGCTGGTGAATTCGCAGGTAAGTACATTGCTGCAGCTTTATTGTCTGCACCAACTTTAGAGATTGACTGAGCGTATTTTGCAGCCTGAGTATTTCCAAGTTAACTTGCAATTGTGTAAATCAGATTTTCGTTCTGATTGGGATGCTATCCAAATGGGTTACTCTGCATTCGACGTATTGCCTAAGTCTTTTGCTGACTTCTTAATTGCACACGCTGCTGAGAAAGTTGCTCAACAAATGGAATTAGTTATTTGGGATGGTAACAATGCTTCTGCAGGTGAATTCTCAGGAATTATGAGACAATTAACTACTGATGCTTCTTTACCTTCTGCTCAAGAAATTGCTGCAGTAGGTGGTGGTGTTAACGCTTCTAACGTAGTTGCTCAATTAGGTTCAATCATCGATGCTTGTCCTGCTGCTCTTTACGGAAAAGAAGATTTAACTCTTTATGTTTCTTCTAACATCTACAGAGCGTATGTACGTGCATTAGGTGGTTTTGCTGCTTCAGGAGTAGGTGCAAACGGTTATGACAACAAAGGAACAAACCAAACTTTAGAGAATCTTTATTTTGATGGAGTTCGTGTTTTCTTAGCACCGGGACTTGCTAACAATACTGCTTTACTTTCTCAAACTTCTAACTTGTTCTTCGCAACAGGATTGATGAATGATATGAACGAAGTTAAAGTATTCAGGATTAGACGCAATTTACATAGTGAACTTTGGAGACTTCAACCCAGACCCTTCAACGTTGGGTGGTGACGTTACTTACTCAGTAGCTGCAGGATATGAGGACACAATTTCTGATATTGCGAATATTTCAACTATTTACAAATTTGAATTGAAAGGGGCTAACTCTTTTGAGCAAACAATACAAACGTCACGTGACAACGGAACGACTTTCTTTGAGCAAGTATTAACAGTTCAATTAAAGAAACAAGACGTTGCAACGCATAAAACGGTTAAATTGTTAGCTTACGGACGTCCTCACATTATTGTTAGAACACGCGAGAACCAATTTTTTATGGCAGGTCTTCAAAGAGGATGTGACGTAACCGCAGGAACTGTTTCTTCGGGTACTGCAATGGGTGACTTTAACGGGTATTCTTTGACGTTTACGGGAATGGAAAACCTACCTGCAAACTTCTTAAATACAAGTTCTGAAAGCGATTTAGCTACGACAATTTTAAACGGAGCTACAATTGTAGATTCTTAGACACTTTCTGTTTCTCCATAGATTAAGACCCTGCCAATTCGGTGGGGTTTTTCTATTTTAAGAAACAAGAACACGAATTGAACGTTTATAATATATGAACATATTAACAACAACTAACTCAGTAACAAGCAAAGGGTATTACCAACAGATAGAAATCGAATGTGCTTTAACAGAAAACAGATACTATAACGTAGAATTGTTAAATGATGGTGATTTAGTATTTAGAGGTAAAGTTTTTTGTACTGACCAACCTGTAGTTAGTTTCTCAGTTAATAATGGTGATTACACGTCACATTCGACGGCAAATGAATTTATAGTTTATGAATAACTTACATATATTAAACTTAGCTAAATACGAAGCACCACAAGTCGTAGAAGCCAAAAGAGAAGATTGGGTTACTTATGGTGATTCAAATTCATATTTTGATTTTCTTATAGATAGATATAAAAATTCTACTACGAATAACGCAATTATA